GTTCAGATCGAGTCGAAGTACCGCTGTGCTGCCTTGCCGGAGAGCGGCGGCCGGGGCTTCTCACGGAGCCACGCCCGCCACATGGAGTCGAAGGAGAGCCCGGTCATCAGGGCTTGGAACCGCCGCCAGTCGAGGCCTTCTTCGAAGACCGCTTCCGTGAGGTCGATCCCGTAGTCCCGCTGGAAGTCGGCTTCGAGGATCGACCACTGCTCGACGAGGTCGGTGAGCCGGACGCCCCCGGTGCGGGGGCCGACGCTTCCCCCACGTCGGGGTCCTGTTCGTTGATGAGCCGAACGCAGTTCGCGAGGAGGTCGACCAGGTCGTCTTCGTCGAGGTCCGGGTTGCCGGCCATCCACGCGTCGATGTGGTCGCCGACCATGGTGCGGAGCTGCTCGGCGGCCATGTCGACCGTGACGATTCCCTCAGCGGCGACCCGGGCCCGCAACAGGATGAGTGCGGCGGGCATCGACGTCGGCAGGCGGACTTCGTCGCCGAACGCGCGGAGCACCGGCCCTCGGGCGCGGCGGGCCGCACGGGCGGCATCGAAGTCGTAGAAGCCGGCCATCAGGAGACGGTGATCGCACCCGACACTTCGAGTTCGCACTCCCACGACGTGGCGTCGTCGTCGCCGCCACCGCCGACGGTGACCTCGGCGGAGCAGGAGAACGTCTTCACCGTGCCGCCCGGTGACGTGATCCGGAACTCCTTGATGGAGTCGGCGCCCACCGCGATGCCCTGGGTCTCGAGGGCCTCCTGGCCGGCGTCGCGGTTCCCGTTCGCCTCGTCCTCCTGGTAGAGGCCCTTGAGGGTGAACGTGTCGCCGCGGGTGGCGACGAGGTGGGAGGCGCGGCCGGCGTTGGCGAACTTGTTGGTCTTCGCCTTCGTGGTCGCGGGCTTGTGGTTCCACGTCTCGAGGCCACCGATCTCGACCCAGACGGGCGAGCCGCTGGTGCCGGTGTTGGTCTCGAAGGTGAAGTCCCGGGCGAGGATGTCGGTGGTGGCCATGGTCAGGCGCTCCTGTGGGTGGTCGGTGCGTGGACTCGGAGCGTGAGGTTCAGGCTCCACTCGGGTCGGTCGTTGCTGTCGCGGCCCAGGTACGTCGGGCCAGACTGGAGGGCGGTGCAGCCGGCGACCCACACCTCGTCGTTGCCGCCCTCGTCGAGGGCGACCCCGTCGAGGCAGTTGAACGCGGCGTACAGCTCGGTGGCGAGGGCATGGGAGTCGGCGGGGTCGGCCTGGCGTTCGCCGCGCACCAGGAACTGGACGCCCGGCAGGTCGACTGGCCGCCGGGACAGCTGCGGGAGCCCCGGCTGAGTCATGACAGCGACCGCGGTGTCCGGGGTTTCGGGCATCCACTCGAGGAACACGTTGCCGCCCGACGTGGTCTCGTTGAACGTGAGCTCGTCGACGACGGTGGGCGCGTGCTTCGCGATGGCCTTCGACAGCATCAGCGCACCTTCTTGCTGGTGCGGTCGGCGATGAACTTGAAGACCCGCGTGCGCTGCTCGTTGAGGGTGCGCTCGAGCCACTTGGCGCGCCGTCCCGGGTCGTGGCGCAGTCGGGTGTCTTCGTGCTGGCGGCGTGCGTACGGCGTGTCGTAGGAGATCGCGGTGCGCAGCCCCTTGCGATCCACGCTCACGGTCCCGGACCGGATCAGGGTGGCCTCTTCGATGGGTGCGGTCTCGTTCGCCTCCTGCAGCAGGAACTCGGTGGCGTCCACCAGGGCGTCCATGGCGGCCTCGCGGATCTTGGTGGTGGCCAGGTCGCCGGACCATGCGACCGTGCTCACCGGGGACCCTCGAGGATCAGCTCGACGTGATGCGCGTGTTGGCCGGCGTCGATCTCGTCGATGTCGATGACCGTGTACGTGCGGTCGCGGTGCGTGAGCCGGGACAGGGCGGTCACCCTGTCGTTGGGGCGGATCACACACGAAGCGGTGCTCGTGATCTTCGCCCCGGTTGGGCCCTTCACGCTGCGCCGCTTGCGGCGCATCTCGCCGCGGACACGCAGCGGCCGGCCGTAGACGGCCGTGCCGACACCAGCGGTCCCTTCGACCGGTTCGATCGTGACCTTGTGCGGGAGCACCGCGGTGGGGATCATGCGGGCCACGGCTCCTCGATCAGCCGGGAGCTGCCGTCGAGGCGCATCAGCCCGGCCCGGTTCAGGGCCCGCAGCGCCCGGGGCGCGAGCTCGGGGGCCCGGTCGCCGCTGTACCCGCCGACCGAGTACTTCGAGCCGGCGAGCCCGTCGACGTCGTGCTCTTCGCTGGTCTCAGCCCAGAACTCGACCTGCGCACACGATGCGTCCCGCAGCGCCGCCGCGACGTCGGCGTCGGTCGGGAGGCTCGTGTCCGAGTCAACGCTGAACGGGGCCCGGACTGTGTCGTCGAGAAGTTCGGCGGCGCGTTGAAGGAGTCGGGCAGCCTCGCTGCCGTCGATGTCGACGTCGGCGGGCAGCCAGTCGGCCAGATCGGCCTCGGTGGCGTACGCGACGGTCACCCGGTCTCGATCTCCTGGCGGCCGCTACCATCGCCGCTGTGGACGACTGGGGCGACTGGTGTGTCGGTGACCTCGAGGCCCTCCGCGCCGAGCTGTTCGCCGGGTACTTCGGTCCCCTCCGCGCCGTTGCCCTGGCCCGCTGCGATCAGATCCTCGGCCGTGTCGTCGTCGATCAGGACCGCGCCCGGGGGCACGGCCTTGACGGCGTGGTAGAGGGTTCCTGAGCGCAGCTGGTACCAGGGCACGTCAGACCCCGATCGCTGCGCAGGTGATCGTGGTGACCGACGAGAAGTCGACGTAGATCATGCCGGGGTTGGATCCGCCGACGGGCTGCACGAACGGGGCCTGGTCGGCCTTGGGGACGTGGATGTACTTCGACGTGCCGTTCGTGACCGTGATCGTCTGGTCGGTCACGGCGAGCCCGGCGCGGGTCTCGGGGGTGACGAGCGTGACGGTGATCGGGGCGCCGGCCCCGTTGACGACCAACAGGATGTCGTCGGGGTCGATCCAGTGGCCGTCGGCGTTCGCGGCGGTCGGGGTGACGACGGTGCCGTTCTGATCGGCGGTCTGGGTCGCGAGGGCAGTGCGGGCCATCAGCCTTCTCCCTGTTCGGTGGTGCCGTAGTTGGCGATGAGCTCGTCGCGTTTGAGCGCGGCGGCGGTGTCGGGGTCGGCGCCGAGCGACACGGCGTAGGCGGCCCACACCTCGTGGGAGGCGTTCTTGGAGGGCTGCCCGACGGCGGCCGCCGTGTCGGCGCTCGAGGGGTCGGCCGCTTCATCTGCCTGGTCGGCCTCGGCCGGGGCCGGGTCGATCTCGGCGAGCACGTTCGCCACCGGGATCACCACGACCTGTTCGCCGTCGCGTTCCTCGATCCGGCCGCCGTGCGCCTCGATCTGCTCGATCGCCTCGGCGTCGAGCACACGGCGCGGCGGGCGGTCGGTGCCGATGTGGTAGCCGTGCCGCTGGAAGTACTCGAGGGCCCGCCGGTTGTCGGTGTGGCCTTCGCCGTGGGCGAACGCGACGCCTGCGACTTCGCCGGTGAACCCCGGGACCGGGGACAGGACCCGGGTCATGCGTTGTCCGCCGCGGCGATGAAGAACAGCTCGGCCCACGACGTGCCGTCATAGATGAGGGCGAGGCAGCCACCGGGGGCGATCGCCCGGGTCGCGGCACCGAGGTCGATGTTGGCGTCGTCGACGGTGATCGTGTCACCGGTGTCGGAGCGGAGCAGGACGATGTCACCGTCGGCGGCGTCGGCCTTGGTGAGCGTGTCGAGCTGGTCCGAGGTCGAGGACTCGGCGGCGAGCCACACGTTCGACTTCGTGATCGTCGCGACACCGGTGGCGATGGTGACGAGCTCGTGGGCGCCGAACGACAGGTTCGGGATCGTGGCCTTGACGGCGGTCGTCGTCAGGTTCCCGGTCACCGTGAGGTCGTCGCCGACCGTGACGTCGTCGGTCACGGTGACGTCGTCGCCGGCGGTCACGTCGTTGGGGGCGATGTCCTTGCCGGCGAGCACGTTCTTGTGGATGCCGTCATCTGCCATGGGCCTGGTCCTTTCGAAACACTTCGGGCGTGGGGGCTTGCAGGTGGGGTGGCCCGGCCAGCATCGATGCCGGCCGGGCCGTCAGAAGGGGGTGGGTCAGCGGACGCGGAGACCGCGGAGCACCGCGGCGGCCTTCGTGGCCTTCAACGCGACGGCGACGGGGCCCATCTCGCACTCACCGGTCTTCACCGCGCCGGCGCGGGTGAAGTCGGGAAGCCACGTGTTGAGCAGCGGCTGACCGGACACGGCGACACCGTGGAACCCGTCCATGCCGACACGCACCGCGTACAGGTCGGTGACCCCGCCGGTCGCGGCGACCTCGGCGACGACGACGTCTTCCTGGACGTCGCCGTCGGTGGCCTCCTGGTCGGCGACCGCGAGACCGACGGTCTTGCCGGCGAGGTCCCCGCCGAACGTGACGGTGTACGGGCCGCCCGCGGAGCCGGACACGGAGACGTCGGAGGCGCCGACGTTGGACAGGGCGGTGATCGCGGTGTCCATCGTCGCCGCGGAGGCGTCCCAAGCGATGTCGCCGGTGACCTCGGCGTCGCCGTCGACGATGACCTGCAGCGTGTAGGTGCCGCCGTCGGTGCCGGCGGACTCGGTGATCGTGTAGCTCGCCGAGTCGGGGTCGCGCTGGCCGATGATCGGCAGCGCGGAGCCGGCCTTGTCGCCGGCGTCGACCAGGAGCACGTTCCCGATCTTCTGGCGCATCACCGGGTTCCCGAACTCGTCGTTGAGCCCGGAGACGGGCGCTTCGACGTACTGGTTGGCGCGCCGGTAGATCGCCCGGATCTTGGCGCACACCGCCTGGTTCGCGATGGCGAGCGTCGGGGTGCCGTCGAGGAGCCCGAAGAACTCGTCGAGAAGGTCGAGGGCGGACATCGACACGTCGGAGGTGAGGGTGCCCCAGTCGCCGCGGGTGTCGGCGAACATCTCGGTGTCGGACCCGGTGAGGGCCTTGTCGAGCCCGTCGAACCCGTTGGCGTCGACGGCGGTGTCACCGTTGATGAGCTCGTCGGTGAACTTGGTGCGGGTCGCCTTGACGAGCTGCTGCAGCTGGAAGGAGACCTCGGCGCCGCGGGCGGTCTGGGCGAGGACCCGGTCGATCTCGAACGACCCGCCGAGCGGCTTGAGGTCGACCGTGTACCGGGCCTTCGTCGCGGCGGCCGGGGTGTACTCGCTGTTGATCTCGCGGAACGCGGCGGCGCGTTCGGTGACGACCCGGTGGTACCCGTAGGTCAGGGTCGAACCGCC